CACGGCGCTGCCCACTGTGACGTGAGCCATGCCGAGCCGCACTACTTGTTCCGGACGGGTGAGGATGCCGCGCGCGGTCGCCGTGTCCGTGCCGTTCGTGAGCGTGAGCTGCTCGCCCAGATGCCCCGTCACGGCACGCGACAGCAGATCGCGCGCGGTATCCCAGATCGCCATGCGATCAGGTTCCGGCGTTGAGTACCGGCGTCGGGTTCGACTTCGCGATCGTGGCGTAGGTGTCCGAGCTGCCCGCCGCGATCACGACGTTGCCGATCTTGATGTCGCCGGCCGTGCTGCCCGGAGCGATCAGTTCGCCCGCGGAGACGTCCCATTCGACCTCTTCACCCGCGGTGAACGCCGTTCCGCTGTGCTTCTTCAGGCGAAACACGCCGCGCGTGCGGCCGGAGAACAGTTCGCCTTCGTCCGCGTCGCAGACCGGGATCAAGCACAGGTCGCCGATCATGACCGGAACGTCCTTGGTCACGCCGCCCGAGGGCGCGACCATGGTCAGGTTGTCTACATCTGGTTGGATCAAACTCAACATGTCTGCCTCGATTCGTTGGAGTGGAACTTGTTAGCTCGACGCGTCCGATCAGGTCTCGCGCTGTAGGTACGCGCCGCGCCAGTCGATCGCGCCGATACCGAAGTCCATGCAGACCTTGTACTCGATGCCCTCGGGATTGAACCCGTTGCGCTGCTCGAGGCGCGCGCCTTCGGCTCCAGCGAGGTAGGCGTATTCGAAGTGGTCCACCTGGTTGTAGTCGGCGAAACCGTACCAGTGTTTCTTGGTCGTGCTGATCAGCGGCTCGACGTGCAGCTGAACTTGGCGCATGCGATCGGTCACCACCACGCCAGTGTTTGACTGCGGGACCCACATGCCATTCAGCAGAATGTCCCACGGCGCTTCGCCGACCACGCTCGTCACGATGTGCTTGAGCTGCGCGTTCATCGCGAAGCCATCGGGACCCAGGCGATTGCCGAACGAAACGCGCGCCGCCGTCAACGTCACATCAGAAATCGGCGTGCCGCTCGCGTTCGGGTAGTTGCCGTGACCCGTGGTGAACACCGCGGTCCCGTCCTGCGACGTCGGGCCCGCGAGCGTGTTGGACATGATGAAGTCCCACACGAGCTTGCGCTCCGTCTCGGCAACCGAGCGGCCGCGACTCTGCGCGATCTTGGTCACCGCGCTGATGTCATCGTCGATGATCATCTTGCGCGTGAACGCGTACATGAGCCCGTACGATTTGATCTTGTACTTGCTCTGCTCCGAGGTGGCGCCGGCCATCGGAATGACGCCGTTCTCCGGGATCTCCTGCAGCATACCGCCCGCGGAAACCAGTACCTGATTCTTCTCGCGGAAGTCGTTGGCAGTCGTCTTGCGGAAGATCGCGCGGTGAACGAGCGGCACGCCCTCGTACCCCTTGCGCACCTGCTTCTCACCCACGAGATAGAGCACGCTCGCGAAGTCCGACGTTGCCAGCGCGCGCTTGGCGAGCTCGTTCGGGTCGAGCAAGCGCGTGTTGACGCCACCCATACCGAGGATCTGCTCGGCCATGCGGAGCAAGCGCCCGCCCGCGAAATTGCGGTGCCCGTCGCCTTCGACCTTCTCGCCCGCGCGCATGAGGATCGCATCGGCAGCATCGCGGACAGCCATTTGCTCGCGACGGCCATCACCGCCGGTCACCGGGCTGATGTGCGATTCCTTGCTGCGAGCAGCCATGCCGTCGAGGATCGCGATCTTGCACTCGCTCACCGAGCGTCCCTCGCTCAACCATGCGTTGCGCTGCTCGGGCGCAACCTGGAACTCGTCGCAGAGCGCGGCAACCGCCGCCGCCCGCTTCGTCGCTGCGTCGGCCGCGTCTTTCGCGCGCTTCGCGGCTTCTTCAGCTTCGCGCTGCGCCTTTTCCTCGGCCTCGCGCTTCGCATCCGCTTCGCGGATCTCGCGCTGCTGCTTTTCCTCGGCCTCGCGCTTCGCCTTCTCTTCGGCCTCGCGCTTCGCCTTCTCCTCCATCGCCTTTTTCTCTTCTGCGTCCATTTCAGCCTCTCCTGCGCGAGTTTGCGCCAAAGCTTCGTCAGCACTCCTAGTGCCCGCCCCGGCGTCGGCCGGGATCGGCACCATCGAGATCTCATGCGGCTCCCAGTCGATCGCCTTGCGCTGCTCGATCTCCTTCTCGGTCGCCGCCGTGCGCTCCCACTTGTGAATCTGGTATCCGACCGAGACCGAGCGCACGATCCCGGCTTTGACGTCCTGCCAAACCGGCGTCACGTCATCACGCTTGGAAAAGCGGACCGTGGCCGTACCGCGCTCACCATCGAGCTTGAACGTTCCGGGCACGACTGCGCCGATCACGTCTTTGACGCTCCATCGCGCGTGCGAGTCCAACACTGGGCCGCCGTCGTTCATGCGCTCGGTGCGCACGTGCTTCGGGTTCATGCTCAGCGTTTCGAGATAGTCTGCGCCGGTGCGCCAGTCGTAGCGCCGCACCGCGGATCCCGTGGTCCATACGAGGTCGATCGTCCGCTCGGCGTCGTTCGCCGACTTCGGCTCGAGCGCTGCGCGAAATACGAGACCGGACTCTTCGCGCGTTTGCAGCTCGTTCTCAGGCTTTCGTTGCTTTGCTGGCGCCGCCATTGGCTTCGCCCTCCTCTCCCTGCTGATTCACCGCACCTTGGCCTTGGATCGAGACCTTGCGCGGATCGCTGTCGAGCACGATGCCGAGCCCGTCGAACAACTTCTGATCCTTCGCGATCTGCTCGGCGACTCGCTGAGGGTCCATGCCGCGTTCGCGCACTGCGTCAGACCATGAGCGGAACCCCGCGCGCACGTCGAGCAGCGATGCCTTTGACTCGGCGTTCGGGTCGACGATCGAGCGAGACGGAGCCGTCCACTGCGCCGTGACGCGTGGCGTTTGCACCGTATTCTGATCGTCGCTGCGCAGCGTGTTGACGTTGAGGAACCACGCCCAAACACGCTGACAAAAGCGGTCGATCAACACGTCTTGCTGCAGGTCCGAGATCCATTTGTCCATCTGGATCCGACCCATGCGCGCGCTGGAAAACGTGACCTTCTTGTAGTCTCCCGTGAGAGATTCGTACGTAATGCCCAGCCCGAGCGCGACGGCGCGGTGGTTGATCAGCGCGCTATCGCGCAGCCCGAGGTTTGCCGGAGGCGTGAGCGTCTGCACCTGCGCCCCGTTCGGCAGGTGTTCGATCATGCCGGGCTCGATCTTCTCGCGGAGTTCGACATCGCTCTCGCTGTCGCCGTCGACCCCCGTGTAGACGACACCGAAGCACGCAGCGACCTTCGCCCGCATGAGGTCTGCGTCCTCGTAGTCATCCCAATCCGACAGGCGCGTATACACCGAGGCGAGGAACGACTCGCCGCGTAGCTGGCCGATGCGCTCGAGTGAGAACACGTGCGCGACTTCGCCAGCTAGCACGCGCTTAGATTCACCGTTCAGCACGCGCGACGGATGCCGCGGATACAAGTGGTAGGCGACGGGCGCCCCATACTGGTCGGTCTCAATGCCGCCGGAGATCTGTCCGCCGTCGGGGAGCTCTCGATCCTTCGAGATGTCGAGATAATCGGCGCTCAGCAGCTGTAGGCGCAGCTTGCGATCGACTACGCGCTTGTACACCAGACACTCGCCGTGGCTCACGACGGAGCGTGTGATCAGCCGCTGCAACCCATACAGGTCTTGCTGGCCAGTGACGTCCGGCGTCTTGCTTTCGGCCCACTCGTCCCACGCTCTTTGCACGGAATCAACGGTGCGCTGGTTGTCGCCGATCGCCGTCGCACGGATGCCGCGCCCGATCACTTCCGACGTGAGCACGCGCACGCCCTGGCGCCAGTAGGGGTTATTGCGCGCCATGTCGCGCTCGCGCTCGCGCAGGATCGCGAGGTCCATGGACGTCTCGGTCGGATTCTCCGGGCCGGTCGTCCACCCGTCTTTGTTCTGCCGCCGCCCGCGCCCGGTCGCGTTGAACGAGCGCAGCGTCGCGCGCGCGACTGCCCGCTTGGCCGCCCAGCGCGGCGCTACAGCCTCGATCACCGCGTCGAGTACGTTCACCGCCACCCCTTCGCAAACGCGACGTAGCGGCGGCGAGATCGCCCCGCGCGCCCGAGCTCGCTCAGCACGCGCAGCTGGTCGTCGAGCGGCCGATAGACGACCTTGCGGCCGTCGGCCTCCACCGACTGCACGCCGCTCACCGCGACCTTGCGGAGCTCCTCGCGCTCGTCCTCAGTGGCTGTGATATCCGCCATGCCCGCACGGTGGCACGGGCACCCCCGAGGACACTCACCAGTAGCCGGACGACGGCTTGCGCCGGATCTTCATCCGGCCCGTGCTCGGCGGCGTCGCCTCGCGCGCAGCTTTCGGAGTCAGCCCGACGTCGAGCTCGGCGCGCAGCCGATCCCAGCGCTCGTCCGTCCAGCGGTCGACGCCGAGCTGCGCGGCGGCCGCGCGGTTGTAGACGGCGAGGTCGAGCGCCTCATTGCGATCGCGGATCTGCGACCAGAAGCGCTTGCGATAACCCTTCTTATCGACCTTCGTGCGCAGCACCTCGGACGTGAGCTGTTTGAAATGCTCTTGATCGAGCGAGCCGGGCCAGTGAGCCCAGCCAGTGGGCTTGATCTCGTCGCTCTCGGATCGGCGCTGCCGTAGCCAGCCGTAGATCTCGCTCTTGATCACGCTCACACCGACCTGCCAGAGCATCACGCCATTGCGGATCGTTTGACCGTTCCGCTGAATGTCGACGGGCCTCGGCGTGCTGATGATCGTGCTCAGCGCGTCCGAGCCTTTGATCGCCATCACGCGGCCGGGCCCCTGCGATCGACACCACGCATAGGCTGACTGCGTTTCGGCGCCAGTGTCGACCGCCAGCACTCCGATCGCGATGCGGCCGCCGAGCTCGTGCGGCCAGCTCTCCGAGAGCACGGCGGAGAGCGCGGTCCACGGCGAGCGCTCTCCGTCGAGCACGGCCGGATCGCCGGGCAGCATGCGGCGGTCGATCGTCCAGTGCTCGAGGCGCGGGCCCCACGCCTGGATCTCGAGCTCGAGCCGGTCCTTCTGCACGTCCACGGCACCCGTCAGCACGAGCCCGCCCGCCGGTACCCAGTTGCTCGCGTACGATTCGCGACGGGCATAGAGCAGCTCCCAGTCGGGCGCCTCGCCGGCTTCCTTCCACGTCTCGCCCAGCACCGTGTTTACCCACGTCTTGAGCTTCGCCTCGTTCTTCTCGCGCTTCGCTGTCAGGAAGTCGTCGCGCGCCTGCGCCCACGAGTACCAGCCGAGCGGCGAATAGAGCGCGCTGAGGTGATAGCCCCGCACGGTTGGATCGGAGCACTCGGCCGTCGCTCGCCACTCGCCGGCAGAAAGCATGCGCGGCTTGTGCCTCTCCTCGATCGCGCAGCCGTTCGCTTCGCACACGAGGTACGGCGCGCTGGTGTCCGAGTCCCATTTGATGCGCGGCCATTCGATCATCTGGTATTCGTCGCAATGCGGGCACGGGACGAAGTAGCGGCGCTGGTCAGTTGCGTCGTACGACGCCGCGATGCGGCTCGAGCCCTCGATCGTCGGCGTCGACACCTCGAACTCTTTGCGCGAGCGGCCGAACGTGCGCGCGCGCGCCTGGGCGAGCGCGATCGGGTCGCCCTCGCCGTCGAGATCGAACTCGTAGGCGTCGACCTCATCCAAGAACAGGTAGCGGATCGGTAAGCTGCGCAGATTAGCCGGCGCGTTTGCGCCTCGGATGTTCAGCACGCCGCCGGGGAAGTCCTTGCGGTCGAGCGTGTTGCCGCCCTCTTTCGAGCCGCGGCGCGGCACCTTGTCGCGGATCGCTGGCGTCGAGTCGATCAAGGGATCGATGCGCGTGCGGACGTTGCCCTCGGCCGTCGAGTCCGTGGGCATGAGGCAGAGCATCGGGCCGGGCGCGTGCGCGATCACGTAGCCGATCCAGTTGTTTCCGGCCTCGGTGCCGCCGACCTGCGCGCCCTTGGCAAACACCACGCGCACGATCGACGACGTGACCGCGAGCGCATCCATGATCTCGCGCAGGTACGGCGTGCGCGATGTGCGCCATGGGCCGGCCTCGGCGCTCGAGATCGTCGAGAGCATTCGATGCGCGTCGGCCCATTCGCTCACCGTGAGCCGCGGATCGGGCGTGAGCGCGTCGCCCCATGCTGCGTGCGTGACGAATCGAGCAGGGTCGTAGGTCATGCAGCGGCCGTGTCATCCGTTGGTGCGCGCGCGATCGACCCGATCGAGCTCGACAAGTCGCCGAGCACGCGCTCGACGCCCTCACGCATGGCGTCGCGCACAGCGTTCACGTCTGGGACGTTCAGGGCCGCGGAAACGTCGGCGGCGACGTTCTCCGGTAGCTTCAGGAGCCTGTCGCGCGTCGTCCGGAGCAGATCGAACACGTGTTTTCGGACCTCCTCGGCGCGCAGCAGCTCGCCGGCCGCGAGGTCGTCCTTGCGCTTGGCCAGCCGCGCGCGCCAATGCTCGGTCACGACGAGCAGTCCGTCGCGATCCTTGGGCCACGTGTCGGGGTCGTCGAAGTCCACGCCCTCCATGGTGGAGTCGTCGGCTTCTGCCTTGAGCGGCTTCGCCTCGAGCGCGGCGCGTCCCTCTTTGATCGCCCGCGGCATGTCGAGCACGGCCAGGCCGCGCGGCGTCTCCGTGAAGCACTCGCGCGCGATCTCACCTCGCGCGATCAATCCCTCGCAGCGCTTACGCGTGATCGAGAGCACGCGATAGAGCTTCGCGATCGGCTCGGGCTGTGGCTTCTTTTTCGCCATGTCGCGACGGTATTGCGATCGGGACGAACGCCTCTCATCCGCCGCCATCAGCTGCAGCGGTCGCATGTCAATACGGAAACCGCTTTCCGCGGTCAGATTTCCGACTTCCCACCGTCCGAAAAATCCCGCTGACCCCCGAAACCGAGCGGG